TATCATGACCTTTATTTTCGACTAAAGCATTTGTTTGTTTCATTCTAATTGATATAAGCCTTATTATATTTATCATTTTTTTAAATATTGATTTATGGTAAGAATGAGTGCTTCTGCTGCCGCAATCACGGACAACATACAAGATGCATTGAAAAACATACAAGATACCGCATCGGCCAACATTGTGGTTGCCATCACGGTTGCTATTGTTGTCATTTCACTCGGCTATTATTTCTTTTATGCGGGCATTGGAGGCATCGTGTCCCCTCTAAAAGTGCGCGAGTGCGACCTCATGACTAGTGTTTACGGGTCGCTGAACGGCAAAATTCACCCGATTGCTGCAGCTTCGACCTCGACGTCGCCCATGTTTGGCTACAACTTAAGAGACTACTACATTAAATCAGCCTACAACGCGTGTAGCGGTGGGTCGTATCGCAACGATTACGTGAGCACCTGCGTCTTGAAAAATATTCTGAAACAAGGCGTCCGCGGCTTGGATTTCGAAATTTTTTCCGTGGACGACGAGCCGGTGGTCGCCACATCGACGTCGGAGAATTACTGTGTGAAAGAAACGTATAATTACGTGCCTTTTTCAGAGGTGATGGAAACGGTGCTGTTGGCATTCACGGGGTCGTATGCCCCCAACCCGACCGACCCGATTTTAATGAACCTGCGAATCAAGAGTGAAAATCCGAAAATCTACGAAAAGATGGCGGAAATCTTCAAAAAGCACGACTCGCGATTTCTGGGGGCAGAGTACAGCTACGAAAACGGCGGCAAAAACCTGGGAGATACGCCTCTGCTAAACCTTATGGGCAAAGTAGTGCTCATCGTGGATAGGTCCAACACTGCATTTTTAGAGTGCCGCGACTTTTACGAGTACGTCAACATGTGCAGCAATGCAACGTTTATGCGCTTGCTGCATTACTACGACGTGAAATATACCATGGACATTGTGGAGTTAATCGAGTACAACAAGCTATGCATGACGTTTGCGCTGCCAGACAAGGGAAGCAATCCGCCGAATCCCAGCTCGGTGGTGATGCGCGAGTGCGGTTGCCAGATGCTGGGAATGCGGTATCAGGAAATAGACCAAAACGTGGAGGAAAACGACGTGTTTTTCGACGAGGTGGGACACGCGTTTGCACTGAAACCCGAGCCGCTAAGATACAAGGAAATAATAATTGAAGAGCCGACGCCGCAAGACCCAAAGTTGTCGTACGAGACGCGAACGATTGCTTCAGACTTTTACAAGTTTGATGTTTGATTTTATTTATTTTCTTTTTCCCTTTATTTGTTATTTTTTTCACAACAACCTAACAAAAATAAAAATGATTTATTTAGTTTGGTTGATTTGTTGGGCTAAACCAACCAGCTCATTTATATCATTGCATTTACCAACCAATTAAAACATGACTCGCACCGCAAATTCTTTTGCGGCATTTAAGACAGACGACGGGGATGACGAAACCAGACAACCCAACAACGTAAAAAAGGCATTAAAAAAGCTGAGAGAAATTGATGCATTAAATGCCAAAGACGCATCTTTGTTGAACCCGGAGGAATGTGAAAAAATCCAGCAAAAGCCATATTGGACCAGCTTTTTGCCAGCAACCGCAACCGACACACCAGCAAATCTTTATCCAACCAAAGAAGAACGAAAAAGAGCAAAGGCTGACCGGAAAGAAAGGGCAAGAGAGCAAGAAAGGGCAAGAGAGCAAGAATGGGCAAGAGAGCAAGAATGGAAAAGAGAGCAAGAATGGGCAAGAGAGCAAGAATGGGCAAGAGAGCAAGAAAAAAAAAGAGAGCAAGAATGGAAAAGAGAGCAAAACAAGCCCAGGCCCGGCCCATATGCATTTATCGACGATGAATTTCGCGACGAGTACTTGAAAAATGACAAAAATATAAACAGAACACATCGAATGATGTCGAAAAAATATCACCCGGACAAAAACCCGACATTGTCAAATGCGGTTCAATTGCAGCAATACTTGAACGGAGTAAAAGACAGGTACGAGGAAGACAGGTACAAGGTAAAAGAGCAATAAAAAAAACAATCAAAGCGTTAAATCGCGATAAATTAAAAATAATATTAATATAATAATATTTTTCTAAACAAAATGGGAATAATGACAGCCGCAACGGACAAGATGAACCAAATGGTTGCAGGGGTGACCCAAGGAGGTTCGACGCGTACCATTTTGCTCGCTTCTTTAGCAATTGGTCTGGCAATCCTCGGGTATTTCACTTACACCAAGTTTTTTCGTTCGAGAGCGGGATTTAACGCGAATCGTGAGCATGGGTCAAAGCAAGAGCCGAGCAAAGACGCCAATCTCATATTTTTTTACGCCGACTGGTGTCCCCACTGCAAGGTCGCCAAGCCAGAGTGGGAAGCTCTCAAGGCCGAAAATGAGGGAAAATTCATCAATGGTTACAACGTGGTATACACCGACNNNCCGACTATAACTGCGCCACGGTGACGCCTGAGATTGAAGACTTGATGAACAAGTACGACGTAAAGGGATACCCCACCGTAAAACTCATTAAAGATGGCCAGGTGATTGATTACGACGCCAAGCCGACAACCTCGACAATGAATCAGTTTTTAACCCAAATACTATAAGCAATTACAATATTCCCAAGACTGTAATGTAAAAAAGAGAAAAAATGAAATAAAAACATCAAGCCTAACAAACCAAGTAAAGAAAAGAAGTAAAATGAATTCTGCAGTAAAACAAGCAACCATTTCCATGTTTTACACGAATTGGTGTCCGCATAGTAAGCGCGTGCTGCCTTTGTGGCAATTGTTTCAATTTCAATATAACGGAAAAATCATCAACAACTACAAGTTGAATTTTAACAATTATAATTTTACAGACCCACGATGGACTCCTGATGTAGAGATTGATGTGTGGCGAACCCCTAGTCCAATTGTTGACCGGTGGATGAAAGAATACAACGTAATGGAATTTCCCGCGGTACGAATCCGTCATAACCACAAAGAAATTGAATACGATTCTCACGCTCCTTTAACCTTGGTGACTCTTAAACAATTTGTTCAGAATACACTTACAACGTAAGCCCGCCATAATTAAATATTATACGTTTGATTTTATCATAATAGTTAAATGGCATAAATAAACACAACCTAGTAATTAGCTCTTGAAGCTGACCATCTAACCATTTATCTAATAGTTCGCCCACGGCCTAGTAATTGGCCCACGGCCTAGTAATTGGCCCACGGCCTAGTAATTGGCTCGAGGAGCTGACCCCCAGCCACCCGTCACGGTATTCAGACTCGTGTTGTAAATAGACCCCTTTTTTTTAGGCGCGACCGATCCGCTGGACCTAGCCCGACGCAAAGCGGACCGAGTTCCGCTGGGATAGTAACTTTTCGTACTAATGGGCGCAGCCGTTGGCAGTCCGACTTTATAGGCGGATTTACCCACCGAAACCGATTTCTTTTGATTCAAATACATGCTGGACTGAATTGGAGCAATGTAGTTCATGTGCGTGGATTGCGACGCGCGACGCTGTGTGCCTTTAATGTAATACGAAATAGGTTTAGACAGCTTGGCGAGTTCTTCTTCATACATATTCTTTGCGCTGCTTGTAGCAGTCGCGCGCACGTATTGCTGTCGCGCATTGGTGTTTTGCTGAGCATCCACCGGCTCTTGTCCGGGATAAAATTGAGGCGGAGTAGGGCGCACACCAGTTAGTGTGCCGTAGCTATGATAAGGCAATGTACATGGTGTTTGCGATGTGCTCAATGGCCCTATAATAGGAGTGTTTAAATATCCTCCAAATCCAGCTGAACCAATGCTGCGTGAAATTCCATACATGGTTGAGCTCATTTATAATGATGATATATTATTTTGTTTAACCTAAAAAGAAAACCACAAAATCAAAAAGAATTATTATAATTATTATAAGATTTTGTCCCATTTACTACGAAGTAACAAGTTTATCACCTCGTAGTAAATGTCCGAAGATGTATAATGTTTTTATTGGTTGATAGTTTACGGGGGGGGCAATCTTCGCAAGCTGTGTCCATGGACACCGCGGTAAAGCTAAAATTGCAATGATATCTTTTTATTATATTTCAAAAACGGCGTTTCATAAACTTGTCACTTCGTAGTAAATTACCAAGGGTTTATACCAGTGAAGATTTACTACGTAGTGAATTCTTCAAGGGTTTAATTCTCAAGAATGTCGTCAAAATCTTGGTGCAAGCTCACATCATAATCGTATTCTTTAAGTAAAATCGAATCCCTTTCGGTCAATACCGTTACATTCACATTATGGTCCACCAGCGTCAAGGTATATTGAAACGGTTCAGTCAAGTTATATTTTTCCAAGACATCGGCATGATACTTTCGCATGAAATAGTGGATAAAATCCGAGCAAATCTTGTTTCCCACCATGTAGTAGTTGCGGGTAGGCGAATGTAGCGAAAGCGAGCATTCCAGTTCATCAATGTCCTTGAAAATCAATTCCATGTCCAAGAAACGCACGTTGGAAATCTTGGGTTCGTCACGTATGTGACCCAAAACAGAGCTAACACCGCACACCATGTCGTAATGCCGATAGGCTTCTACTCCAGGAAAAAACTTCTTATGTCTCGTAATAATCAACTTATTATTATTTTCTAAATCAAACGTTTCACGGCTAACTACGTCAGATGGTGGGCATATATAGTTCCAAGCTCTGTAGCCCGGCTTTTGTACCCAGTTAAAAAAAAAATGCTGACAACACGTGAAATAATACAATCCGTCATACGTCCAACTCTCGACATATGCCAACAACTGATTGAAATAAAAAAACATATTGTATCTTTATTTAATTTACCTTTAACACAATATTTTCGTTTTTTGTTAGTAAAATACTAATTACAACGATTCAAAATCAAGCGTGACTTCTTCATCCGCCTTTCCAATTACTATTTTATCCTCATCGCCATTTTCTTTTTCTTTCACTATTTCCGCCGTTAACGGTAGGTTTTCCACCGAGGGAGGGCGCGAAAGCGGGGCAATGTCCACCATGATTGGGTCCGCATTTGCAATAATCGCAACTGACTCTTTCATGACCGAAACGGGTTCTTCGATCAGCACCTTTTGCATTTCTCTCAATTCATTCAGCTCTGGGTTGGTAGACGCCGGAGCATCGTTCATAATGCTGGGAATAATTGTGGGTTCAGGTTCGGGAACAATTACCTCTTCCTTGATTTCTTCCGTGACTTCTTCCTCCATGGTTTCATCCATGTAAGCACGCAAAATGGTTTCCACGGGAATGCTCTCGCGAATGGTGTTGAGAATGTATTCCTGAATAATAATCTCCAGTTCGCGGTGATTCTTTTGCACTTGTAGCGGCGCAGCGGATTCATACAAATACACATTGTTGTATAGCTTGCGAGCGGTATTAATGTACGCCTTGTGAATGAACGTATCCAAGTTAGGTACATCAATGTTTATTTTTTTTTGCTTGGTTCCTACGCGCATCGCCGTCAGAATCTTGAGCTGAGTAATATGCACGCATGTTACCAGGTCTTCCAAGTAAGCACAGCCGCTTCGCTCAATGATGCGTTTTCGCTCAGCTTCCACCATGGCATTGCTCCACTTGGGAATGTTTAAAAGCAGGTTCTGAAACGTCATGAGGTATTTTTCGGGTTCTTCGGTTTGAATGCACATTTTGTTAGCCTCGTTGAAGATGGAGCGAAATCCCTCAATCATGAGCGGAGTTAAAATGATAAGTACCCGGCTTGCCCACTCGGACTTGGATTCGTGCAAGGTGCTAAGGTTAAAGTCGTCCATTTTTTCCTCGATAATCTATCTTGCAATTATTTATAATTTAATTTTGTTTCATCAACGCAGTAAAATATAAAGTGCAATGCAATGCAATCCATTGTTTACACTATTGTATAGTTTGGCCTAGTCCATCTTCCAATGATACAGTAGGTTCCCAATGAAGAATTTTGTTGGCTAAAGAAATATCTGGTTGTCTATTGGTGGGATGGGTTCGTCAAATATATAGGGTCAGCCTGATATATTTGAGGGGAGCGGGACATGCGAAATGAAAAAATCATCCATCGGGTGATCAATAATCAGTGGATGAATTATGTCATGCTAAAGATAAGTGAAATTTTCGTGATAAAAAAAACTCATTTTTTCAAGTTTTCCGGTAAAAAGGTTGTAAAGTAGTCATAGTTTATGATATAACTTTGTAAAATGAAAAGAGATTTTACGGGGTGTGACAAATATACTTCTACTTCTTTTGGGGAATGTTGGTCCAGTTGTGCTGACACACATAACAAATAAATATGTTTTCCAAAGACGTAATCTTGGGCTTAAAAATGACAATGTCGGGGCTTTTGGGGTCCGTCTTGTTGGTGGGACACGTCGCATTGGCGCAAAAGATGTTGTGGGTATGCGGTAGCGTCGGGTCTAAGTGTGTATAAGGGTTGATGAAACTGAGCGGGTCAATTTTCTGAATCGCGTTGTACTCCAAGCAAAATGACTCAGCTGACTTGGTAAAGCCGCAATGCCGACAGTAATGAATCATTTCGGCCTCATTTGCTTTGCTGATTTTCAAATACATCATGTTGTTGCAGTCATCGCAGAATTTCATTGTACTTTGCTCTTTACTATAATACAACAATCATTTTATTTCATTTTTATTCAAATATTCAAGTTCAATAAAAATAAACTCATAAACTCATAAACTGCACTTTGTTCGAAATTGAAATATATTTCGGTATAAAAAATCTTCTAAAATTAATCCAACCAAAAAATAAATAATTGCATAATCAATAAAAAAAGAATAATGTTTTGCCGCCAGTATGGTGAATATAATAATACTATAGGTAATCCAATGATGTATGTGATAGCATTTATTGTTCCACAATAGTATCAATGCTTGCTTTTTCTGTGATTTATAATTCACAAAATACGCCAGCATAAACCCCGCGCATAATCCTAAAAAATAAATAATATATGGATTTTTTATTTTATTTTGTTTTGTTTTGTTTTGTTTTGTTTTGTTTTGTTTTGTTTTGTTCATCCGTCATAGTATATGAATTTATTTTTTCGAAAAAACAATTACAGGTCCATGCTCACGGTATTTTTATTAGACTTGGATTTGCGCGGCTTTCTCGGCTTTTTCGTCCCACCGACACTGGGCGCTACGGACAGCGTTTCTGCGCTCATTTGACTCACGTTGTCATCTTGCGTGACTGAAATGGGGGCACTAGTTATAATAGGTGTATTGACCATGGGTTTTTCAATGGTGCGTGTCTTGATACCTGACAACAAATCGCTCATGTCGGATGGGCCACGCATCTCAGGTCTGCGTGCGCTACGACCCCAATCCTGAACGCCCTGTGTAGGTACAGGTTGTGAGCCCAAAGCCAAGTTCATGGCCGAATTGTTGGACGCGTGCTGCTGGGCAGCAGGCACGTTTCTCGGCCCAGGTGCTCTCGACGGCGCCAAATAAGGCTCACGAGCTTGTAAAGGTCCTGTCTCGCGCGCTTGAACTCCCCTGGCCGCAGCCAAGTCGGGACGAGTGTTGTTTCCACCGCGGTTCTGGGGCGGGGGATCGGCGTACTGTCCCTGGGTCGGCATCGGGGGTGGAGGACCACCATTACCTCCAGGTCTACCATTAGGTCCAGGTGCGGCTGACTGCTGATTATTACCCAGTCCAGACATGAAATTACCGATACCGGGGTTGTTTTGCCCCATGGTGTTGATAGCAGCGTTCTGAAAAGACCGCATGAGCTCGGGGTTTTGGCGAAACACGTCGTCCATGCCCGGCGCGGCGGTTTTAAATATTTTGTTGGACAGATTCACCATGAATGCGCTGCCGCCCAGCTGAAACATGAGTTTTAATTCGGGGGCGATGCTGCCGCGATGCTGATACTTGTCGTACAACTGTCCAAAAATATCGTCGTAATCGTCCATGTCGTCTTCCACCTTGTCTCCCCATCCCTCCAAATTCACGTCAAAAGGGTCAAACTTGTCGTTGAGAAACTCGATGCCGTTGATGAGCATTTTCATGCAACTTCCCTGGAATTTCACCGATGCCTTTTTGCCGGCGTCTTCCTTGATGGCGTCGTACTCGATTTTAATTTCGTGGTGCGGCGAATCCATCGTGTATTTCTTGGACAACTGAATTTTGCCGTTGCTTTTTCGCTCCCAGTCCTCCATCTCGCGAATCATTTTATATTTTTCCTTGTCTTGCTCGTCGCGAGACAAACTCGGACCTGCACCTGCAGGTGCTGACCCATAAGACGCAGACGTCGAACCGCCGTGTCCAGGAATTTCATTGTATTTTCCGTAATCGTCCCAGGTTTTGTCCGTGTTGATGTTGGACGTTCCAGACCCAAGGTCGAGTGGGATGTCGTGGTCTTCGTGGATGTTTAAATGCACGCTATCTGTATCGGACTGAAACGAAACACCACCAAGTCTGTCGCTGGGTTTACTTTCGCCCCCCCCGTGAACATTTCCTAAATCATTCAGTTCGTTTTCCAAATCGTCTAAATCGGACAACCCAATGTTGGTATTACCGCCACCCATTTTGGCGGTGTGCGATTTGTTCATGAGTAATTCCATGCCGCCGCCAAAATTGGAACTGGCAGTCTCGTTCAAATCGGAGATATCTATAATTTCAGCCATTGATTATAAATATATTGTATGTTTTTATATATGATTTAACGCATTTTGCATATTACACCGACCGAAAAGCACTACGTAATAAAATGAGACAAGATTATTCTAAAAAATAAAATAAAAATTATCGGTCATTTTTCCTTCTTTATTTGATAAAATCCATATAAGGAAACTCTGGTAATTCTTCGATAGTTTCTTTTTTCTTCGGTGGATTTTCCTTGCGTTGTTTTCGTAATAATTTTGAAAGTTCTTTTTGTTGCATTTTCTTATCTTCTTTTCGTTGTTCTTTTTCTTCTGCGGTAAGACCTTGTAATGCTCGTTTTCCTTGCTTCTTCTTTTCCTTTTTTGCTCGTTCTTCCTCCATACTTATCAAAAGTGCAATGGTGTAAAATGGGACAAACCCTGAAAGGGTTTGCCTTTTTAATTCATTTATCGGTAACGTTGCCCTTTACGATTTTATTACACGCTTAAAAAGCGTGTAGTGAAATCTTCAAGGGTGTAAATGAGACAAAATCCTATTACGCCTTGTTAAATGAGTCAAAAGTAACGTTGCCATTATCTTACCACCACGATGGATGTATCTATCGTAACAAGCGAACTCCTTTATACATCTCCGCCCACAATGTTGAACGACGTGGGGATGAATTTCCAGTTGAGCTCGGCGCAAATGTTTTTCCAAATTTCGTCTTGACTAACAAAAATCCCCGGTTCTTTCAACATAGGAATGTCCTTGGCATACTTGGTTTCGCCCAGCAGTTCGTACATTTTATACAAAGCAAAATAATAGTGGATATAGTTACACCGCGTTTCGTCCTGGTGTTTTGAAAATGGCACCAACGTCTCGTCAAACATTTTAAACAACTTCATTTCTAGGTCGCGGCTAAACACAGGCGGAGGAATACCGAGCTTATTTTTAATAAACGGAATGTGCTCGTACAATTTGCTGTCGTAGCCGAGGTTTCGCAAAATATCTCGCATTTTATAATAAGTGAGCTGTTCGGCGGTGAGTCGTTGCTTTTTAATTTGCATTCGGCATTTTTCAATCACCTCGTCTGCAATGTATGTGGTTTCTTTCGCTTGAAACTGAGCCACGATTTCTTTGAAATGGTTGGACCGGTCGTACAAAAAGGTGCCAATTTCCTTGGGCGGGTCCTTGTAGGACTGCTTTTCGTTTTCGGGAATATACGTGACGCTGGCAGCACACTGATTGCACACTAAATACCCATCGTCGTCCGAAATAATGAGTTGTCCCTGCCTGCAGTAGATGCAAACGTTTTTTACACTGGAGTTTAGTGCGGGAGTCGCGTATATTTCATTCACATGACTAAAATATTGCGCAACAATGCTTGATTGCGACGGTGACGAGTGGTGTTCTACTGTTTTACCTTGACCAGCATCAAATACAGATGCAGATGCAGATGCAGATGCAGATTCGATGCGAGATTTATTGAAAAAATCATGAACTCGTTGTTTTCCAACCGACATCAAAGCCGGTTTGTCGCCATTTGTTATATCCGTGGTTTCCGTGTTCTTTTTAATGTTGAAATATTTGAAAATAAGACTGGAATTATCTAGAATGTATTTATTTTTGCGTTTTTTTAAATTTAGCACCTTAACATGCGTGATTTTAATGGTTTCCTTGGCTTTTTTCTCGTCTTCCTTTTTTTTAAATGACCCGCTGTTTATTTTTGTCTGTAATTTATCGCAATTTTCCGTCTGGATTTTCAACTTGGCTTCTTCTTCGGAAAAACAGTTCATGATGTTGCGGTGCGTCTTGTCGAGTGTGACAATATTTTGATTTTTTAACTCTTTCACGTTTTTCGACTTGAAGTTGGACATTTTTTTGCGTAATTTAATTGGTTGTTAGCTAATGCTTTTTATATTAGTTTTTATTTATATCTTTTTTTGTATTTATGTCAAAAAATATGTCAAACAAGATATATTAAAAAAAATGATTTAGAATATCAGCAAATGAATGCACAAGAAGAACCATCAAGTTACTCATAATGCAACTTCGTTCTGGTAAAAAGCTTGAAACATGCAAAGCACCCGACCCAACATTGTTTGATAAACATGTATTCACGTCGTCTATGACCTGCTGGATAAAGCGTATTGCCGATTCACCAAGCAGGTCAATGGAGCGATTATCCTACATAGTGGACATGTTGCACTATGGGAATTTGGACATAAATTCGAAAATTGCAAAATATCCGAAATATTGTCTAATGGTGATTGACAAGTGCAACCAATTTCATCGTGATTTATTGGAATTGGTTGCAGACAAACAAACGCTGACCTCAACAGAGAAAAAAACGGTTATGCGGATGCACGACTGTTTAACAAAAACCATAATCAAGTACCAAGGTTATACCACAACAGCAAGTTTGTTGGAGACGGCTATATGATACGATTATTTCGATGGTTGAATAAATAGAAATAATGTAAAACCCAAATTAACAATAAAAATAAAATAAAAAAAAATAGCTAGTTAAATAGTACCGTATTCCTGTATTATTTTTTCCAGTCGGGGGCAAAACTGCATCTCGTTCAAGATTCGGTGTTTTTCTTTGCGAATGTACTCGATGCGCTGCGACCACCAGTCTTCTTTTATCGCGCGCTGCATAATGGCATACGACGCGGCAAAATCCTCCATGTCCAACTGCACGTAAGCACGCTCGTCCAAATAATCGGCCACATTGGGGCAACCATAATAAAAGCACAGGCACTCGCACAAAATCGGTTCCCACAGCTTTTCCGTTACGTAATTGACCTCGTAATCGCACATGAAGTAGTATTTGAACGGCACGTAGCCCTGGCTTTTTTTCGCCATGGGAAGCGGACCGCGATACCCCTGAAACTTGCCAAAATTGCCACCACTGAAAATAGCCAGGGGCACATGTGCCTCGACCAAATCTGTTTCATCGACCACACTTTCTCTTTGCTTGGTCTCGATGTAATTCAAAAAATCAATGCGGTGAATGTGCCCCGGGTCGTTGTACTTGGAGCTGCAGATGCAACCCACCGCATCTTCTTTTGCCGACACGTCGCATTTCATAGCAGACAACTGCGAATAGGTCAGCTCGAGCTGCCAGGATGCATTGTTGTATTCTTTTTTAGCATCGGCTGTTCTTCTCCCAATCACCTTTAAGAACCGCTTTTCGTCGGGCACGGCCCATTGTCCCCAGGTTTTCGCACCCCAGTTGCATTTCGGGTTGGTGACCCACGGCTCCATCTGAAACACAATCGTCTTTTCTGCGATGAAATACTGATTTGGGCGCGGCTTGTTAATAATCACATAGTAATCAATGCGTCCGTCGTCGTTCCAAACGAATTCGAGGTTGTTCCACGTGCGCGCATTGCTGTCTTTGCACATGGCCTTCCATTCGTTGCACAGCGTTTTTGAGTCGCACCAGTCGCACATCATCTTGACCCGTGTTTTGGTCGAAGAATCTGCTACAGCTAGAACCTCTTTTTCTTTTGCTAAATTTAGCATCATCTGGCGATGCACTGCGGTTTTAATGTAGATGCCGTCGTTGTGCTTGAAATAATTCGATTGGTGCAGCTTATCAACGTGGCTTTTCAAGAATTTCAAGGTGTTGAACGCGACGCATTCCGAATTGTTTAGTACCTCTTTCTTTAACTGGGCAATCTTGATGAATTTTTGCCCCATGTCGTAATCTATCTGGTCCATCTTGGGCAAAAACACAAAATCAGGGTCTTTCACTGCGGCGCGGTCCAGCTTAAAAGCAACGCCCGTGTTTTGAACGTCGGTGTCAATGGCCGCTCCGCCCTCGTTCCACGCACTAAAACAAATTTGTGGCCTACACTCAAAAATGTGTAAATCTGGCATTATCTTGATGAAATAATCAATGCCGTGTTTAACCCCGTGATCTTCCGCGTATTTCATGATTTTGTTAGCACCTGTCTTGTTGATAGAATACATGAAAGTTCCGCCAACGTATAAATCCGAGCGATATGGCACAAACGTATGTTCTTCATTTTCATTGATCGTACCATTATACACATGTTTAAATTCGCGCCGTTTTTTGTCAAACATGCTGTATCCGAAAAATAATAAGTCTGAGTTTGTCATGGCTGTTTGCGTTAAAGAAGACTCTAAACACCTCGCAAAATCTGTGGCCAACGTATTGTCGTCCTCCATTACCACGTAAAAGTCGTGGTCCGGGTCATCAATCAATTGTTTCCAAATGTTCATGTGACTCATAGCGCACCCAATGACTCCCTTGCGGCTACCGAAATCGTTTCCTTGAAATATGTCGATCATTTCATCCGTCACTTCGAGAGCGAGTCCATCAACCGCTTGTACATACTCGTACTGTTCTGAATGAATGTTTTGATTAGCTAACGCTGATTCTGTACTGGCCCTTCTATCTTTGCGGCGCTCCAAGTTAACGATTTTAATGTACGGACTCTTCAATTCATGTATTTTCATGGAAACATGGTTCGATTGTGGTTCGCATGTTAATGGCACTGAAGGCTCTTCTATAATTGTGTCCAAGGGCACTACATTTAAAGATGTTGCGCCATCTGCGTCTTTTCTGAATGACGTGATATTAATGTTGGGATGAATAGCAGCCAACTTGGCATTGATAATGTCCATACACTGGACCTCGGAATAACATTTTAAAAAATCTGCATCTTTGTATTGAATCTGTTTTATGGTAGAATTAATCATATTTTCAATATCCATGGTTGGCACGATGGTATTCCCTGTTTCTAAAACCGCAACCGGCTGAGCTTGTGCGTTGAACTGTGCAGTATTATTCAACTGGTAGGCGTTTGGAATATCCGTATTATGTCGGTCTTTGGTAAGACGCCCGGTATGCAGATTGGTGATTTTGTTGAAAAACCCGCTCTTGTATCCAGCTGCAAAGTATTTGTTGGCAAATTCTCGCTCGAAAAAGGTAACGTTTGTGTCGAAATTCCCCAGCGCTAAAATGGTATCAGTGCGCATCATGGACGGGCGAAAACTGTAGTGCGGCCAGTAATGGCAATTGATGTGCGGGTTTTTCGACTCTATTTCGTGCAAGTGAATGCAATAATCGTTTGATTCGCCATTTATGGTAGATGAATCTGAAGATTCATCTTTTAAATACACGTGACTAGTGATGTTGTACCCCTCAATGGTTTCGCCGTACGAACGGTTGAACAACATCTGATGCACTCCTTCCTTTTGCATGCTCGGCAAGTTCAGTCCGCGAATCGCCCTTTCCACGTAGTGGTCGCGGAAAAAAAAAAAAAAATCGTCTTCCATGTGAATCCAGTAGGTTGGTTTTTTTTTGTTTAGTTCATTCCAAATGATATTCATGCTTTGCATGTGGCCCTTTTCCGCATCCGTCTTCATATAAAAGTTCATCCATGGATACAATTTTTTCATGTTGTCCCGGTCTAATTCGTTGGAATTGTCGTCCACGCAAAACCAGCAATCAATCTGGTCTGCATCCAACCACATGTTTAAAATCGAATTCACCGTCTGAGTAAAATGACTGAACCGCTTGCACGTAGTAAACGTAATCATGACTTTAGGTTTTTTAACATTCTTTGATTTATTTGGCTTATACGCATTGTACTTGGTTAGCATCTTTTTATTCTTTTCTAGCAGCAAATTAAAAATGGCGCATTCGTTGAGCGAAATGCCCCGACGATCTTTGCCATCGATACCGCCATTGCATTTCTTGGACAAAATATCCACAAGGTTGCAAAACAAGGCGCCACTCTCTTTTTCATCGGGGTCTCCCACCATCATATCTTGGTAAAAAATCATGTTGTTGAGAGTCAGGTCCATCTTGTGCCGAGGAAGCTTCTGCGCTGCCGCAATCCTTTTAATGCTTCCGTATCCGCTCGCAAAATTCTTGGTATAGTAGCAGGAAATTACATTAATGAAATCCATCACCTCGTGGTACAAATGATCCATCACAAATAATTTATTTGTTAAGTTTAGTTTGGAATAATTCTGCTGGATGCGGGTGTATATGGCATCCACCATGTAATGCATCCCCTTGGTGTAAAACATTTCCATCAACATGATGAGTCCATCAAATCGAGTGTCGTCGATTTCGGTGGTTTTGTCCAAATATTTCACAGCGGCCTCGAAATCATGCTTATTGTTGTGGGAAATCTGACCCGCCATTAGTGCCGAGTAGTATTTTTCACCCTGCCAATTGTTTCGCGACAACACATCAATATAACACTCGAGCGCCTTGTCGAGATTGCCAGAATCGCGGTAACTCTGTGCCAGGTAAAACGCATATCGGTCGCACAGTTCCTTATCGGGCTCAATCGCCATTTCCTTTTCTAAAACTTCGGCATCCCTGGCGTATTTCTGGTCCTGGGGAATTTGACTTCGCGCACCCAACCGCCCGGAATCCACGTGGTAGTTTCCATCTATCGTGGATTGTTTTCTAGAACGCGGTGTTGCCTCGGTTAAATACTCGTGCAGCACACCGACGAACTTCCATTTTACTCGGTTGTTGATAAGGAGAGGGCGCTCATAAGTAACCCCTTGACCAAATTTAAACATGTACCTATCCATGGTTAACGACAAAGGCATCACGAATTCGCCACAGATAGAGTCGTCGGCGTCGAAAATAAAAAGGTAGTCGGTTTTATTATAGGCTGCATCTAGGGCGTCACTGCGACTTTTTCCGAACCCTCTCCACTCGTTCCGACATATTTCACCTGGAATTTTTTTGTCCTTGAAAAAACGCTCAATTGTAGCGCAAGTGTCATCCGTCGACCCCGTATCGGAAATCACCCAATATGTTAGCGGAATATACTGAAGAATGTTATTGAGCGTTTTTTCGATAATGTGTGCCTCGTCCTTTACAATCATGTTGAGGCATATCGTTTGCTTTAACGACGACAAAACCATTATTATCTAAATATCATATTGTTTTTATATGTTTTTTTTACGCAACGGTGTAAAATAAAACATGTAAAAATATTTGTGTATTTTATTTTATTTTATTTTATTCGTTCAGCTGGTGTCGGGTGGAATTGTGAAACAGAGCCGCGCCAATTTTCTGAAACTCTGGGTTGGGATTGTGTGGGGCAAACTGGGCTTCCTCAAACAAATAAGGATGATCGGCGGGTTGTTTTCTAGAACTATCTTTGGCATTTTGTGAATTTTGCCAATGCACCTTGTACAAGTCGCTTTTGCTGCTGGGAATGTATTCCGCCGCTCCGCATTTCTGGTTGGCGTAAATCTGGTTGCGCAACACTGATTCTTCATTCACTTTTGTGGCAAATCCGGACCAAGGTCCGGCTCCGGTGCCAGGGTTAAAGGCGGTTTGGGTGTTGAATACCGGGTCCTGATGCAGCGGCACCGAAACGGGGCGGCGAAAATCAATCACGGGCATAACGGCGTACTTGGTCGAAACCGATCTAGCCTCTAAATACGGCTGCAGCGGCTCCGATGAAATGTTGCGCGCATACAATCGTTCGTTAATATCTTGGGTTCGCTGTAATGCAGATGTTGTCTTTTGTTGCATTTTCTTTAATTCTCCTTATTTACCTCCTTATTTTATTATTTTATTTTACTCACAACCTAACAAAGTGACAAATGCAACCAAATACAAAGTAACAACCTATCAAATAAATAAAATATCAGATTAGAAAAAGGATAAAATAATATACATGAACAAATCCCCGCAATTTATTTTAACTATTTTGTTTATCGTGTATTTGGTGCTGGGTGCGAATCCCCCCCTCGCCTTGGCCGCCCTCATTGATACGGTTTTAGGAAAAATAATCATTGTTACCGCAGCCATGTGCCTCTTTGCCTATTCCAATCCCGTACTAGGCGTGCTGGGATTATTCGTGGCGTACGAGCTAGTTCGCCGTTCCATGGCTGCTACTGGTTCTTTAGCAATAGACATGTATTACCCTACCGAGATCAAAAAATGGGCAGGCGTGCCAAAAATGCACGAGTTTCCGTACACGTTGGAGCAAGAAATGGTTAAGAAAATGACGGCGCGCGAAGAAACGGACTATAGCAAAGCTCCTTATGGACCGTCTTTGGACAACTTGCACGATGCATCCTACTTGTAATTATGTATTTTTACTGAATCAAAATAATAATTTATATTATCAATATAAACTACTCAAATACATAAATCATGTCATTGACGGGTAATTTCATTCCAGGTTCAGCCACTAATCGCCAAAGACAGCGTCAAATCATGAATCGGTATAGCCAGGAAATCCGTCGTCTGCAGGCCAACCTAGTTAGCGGCGGCAACTCGGATTATTTCTGCGAGTGTTTTCAGGAAAAAGTAAATTCCCACACGTCTAGCTACCGAAACTCGGAGCAGAGCAAGAGCATGCGCATTTCGGACCTCATCACTACGCCTCTTGGCGGCCGCACCGTGTTTGGTCAAGGATATGTAGTTCCAGTTGTTTTACCACGACGCAATCGTTTTTAGCCTTTGGTTTGTTCCATCATAAATACGGGTCGGTGCCAGGCACAAAATCATCGGCAAACAGCGTGGTGTTTTGAATGATGTCGGTGCGAGTCATCCATTTGGCGTCGTGGTACGCATCCCAATAAAACGTTTGATTTTTTATGTCGGGCTTCATTTGAAGCAGCCAAAGTGCCGCGTTTAAGTGCCCATTGGTGCACGCCATGCGAAAGCACTGACCCTCGTATGCAAACATGTCAATGCTGGGTTCGAGTTTTAGCAAGCATTGGGCAACCGGTAAATGACCATCCGTGCACGCATAGGCAAAACATTGATTTAAACACTCTAGATATCCCTTGTTGCCATAAATAGTCGGGTTGTTTCGCAGTATGGTTTGCGCCACCGCGAAATCCCCCAATTCACAAACACGATACAACTCTGCAAGCACATCTTCCATGTCCATCTTTATATGTATCGTTTTTTATTTTCATTTGTTTTTTTCGTAAAAATCACAGATTCCATGTCCGAAGACCTCGTCTCCAATTGTCCCAACTAAAAACAGAAACAATGCCACCATAACCGCGATGAAGGGTTCGCACATGAGGACGAACTGCGGCTCTCAGTCTTGGTGTAAATCCGGCTTTGCCGGATTGGACAAAAAGAATGAAAAAATAAATAAAAAGAGCAACAAATAAAATCAATGCAATCAATATTCGATGATTTTGCTTCATTTTATTTATTCTTTTATTCTTTTATTCATCGTAAAAAATAAATAAAAACCATATAAAAACATGTCAGATAGATGTATAAATACCAATGAGTGTATCCGAAACCAAGTCAAATATTGAAATTGAACCTATATCGAATTTCAAGGATAAGATGGACCATTTTAACAAATTAACTAGCATTACGAAATTCATGGACAAGCAGCCAAAAAACATTCATATTCATGTGAAGAACATCATTCAAATTAATGATTCGCATTTGCTCAACGACAGCACCTCGGGCATCAACGTGAATATCTCTGAGCTAAGCACTGAATCGTTCAACCAAATTATGGAATACATTGCACACCTCAAAACCCAAAATGATATTTTAACAAACTAAACTATATGAAATGGTATAAACCCTTGAAGAATTCACTACGTAGTAAATGGAACATTTTAATTTTGCAAGGGTCGAATATCAGTTACAATTTCACTACGTAGTAAATCACACTGGTATAAACCGTTGAAGGACCTTCGGGCATTTGTGAAATGTGTTTGGCTTAGATAGAATACGCAAAATTACTTTTACTAAACAGAGTTGTCTTCTGGCGTCATAAGGGTATTATTTGCATCGCTGATTTTTTTCAGCATGGGGTCAAGCGTTTCTATGGGAATTGTATCCTGCAAATTTTCAATCACTTCGTGTTTCATTGGTTTTCTGTTGTGCATGTTGGTAAAATCATGGATAAAACTTGACACACGTACCTCCAGTCGTTCCGCCATATTTTTTTCTACTTTATTTTGTTCTGCTAATTTGTTCTCTATAAGTTTCTGTCTCTGCTCCATACGTTTCTGTTTATTTCGTATTAAATCCAAGTCAGACGTTTTGCTCAGATTTTCTACCGTCTTGTACCGATAGTTCTCGGTGGAAACCAGTTCGTTACAAATCTCTGGCTTACATACTTGTAAATAGTTTTTATGACGTTGCGAATGTGTGTCTGCGTTCATGTCAGATGAAGCATTCTTATCCGCAAACGCCAATCCAAATCTTGCAATTATCGCATCGGAAATGGACGGACTCGTTTCCATCAAACGGTCAAACTCTTCCTTGCTGATTTTCAGCATTTGACTAACATGAATTCGCTCGTCGGGACATTTCGCCAATTCTATCTTTATATTGCGGTAAAACTTGTCCCACGAAATCGCCCCCACTCGGTGAGCCTCATTCAGCTCGGATATTTTTAAAAACTGCTGGATAGTCGTTAAAATACCCGCGAAAATATTCACGGCACCAATCATCATGGGCGCATATGGACGAATGTTTGCAGGAAAACTTTCTTGGGCGAAATTTGCAGTTCCCGTCAGAGTACTCATGATAATTACAGGAACCGTATACCATGCATTCTGGCGCGAATATACTTGGTGAGACTTGGAGTGCATCCACCTATAGCACATCGCCTTGTCTGCCCAATCTACCAATATTTTTTCGTGCTCATGTTTCCATTCCGCATCGGCAATTATCGTTTTCCAGTCCCTCGTCGTGTCTGTATTTGTATCTCCATCCGCATTCGCACCATTAAAATCAGTGGGCAAAAAATCCAATTCATAATCATCTGTATTACTCATTATGATTTTCGTTTATAATATTACATTATATTACATATAATATATTATGACTGCTGAGTTTGAAAAACTTGAACATAATTTTGACCAAATTAAAACCATGCGAAACGAAATCGCGAGTATTTTTGATACTTTAGGGGAACGCATCAAACAATTAAAACTTATGTATACAAACATCGTGCGGGGAAATACGTCATCTCTCTTTATTTTTGGACTTGACTCATTTTATTTCCAAAATATGTTAATGGATAATGAGTTTAGCGACATGAAACGGTTTTACATTACAATTATGAACAGAATGTATTGCGAATATTATAAATTAAAAAATCTTATTTTTAAATATGTTAGCACACACATGTCCAACGACCGTAAATTTATTGACTCTATCAAAAGCACCATCATTTATCCCGTGTACAAGGATTTGGAATTGTATAAACAATACGATTTCTCACTAATTATTCACTTACACCGAGACATTGTAAATGCCATTGTAAGCATGAATCAATATTTAACCAAAAAAAACCATCAGTTGAATATTTATTCGAGCAAGAGCCATGTTGGACTCAACATTAATAATTTCGTTTCAGCATACGAATATGAAGTTGTCACCATTGAAAGACAAATAAATCTATTTTGCAATTACGCTTTGTTTTTTCACGATTTACACATGAAATATTTACAGAGATTTATTGTTAAACTACAATTATTTGTTACTCAAATAAATCACGACATTAAGTTTGACCAAGACACTGCTAACTCAAAAAATGTCATAGACGATGCAAAACCAGATGCGGAACCAGATGCAAAACCAGATGCGGAACCAGATGCGGAACCAGATGTGAAACCAGATGTGAAACCAGATGTGAAACCAGATGCGGAACCAGATGTGAAACCAGATGCGGAACCAGATGTGGAACCAGATGCGGAACCAGATGTGGAACCAGATGCGGAACCAGATGCGGAACCAGATGCGGAACCAGATGTGGAACCAGATGCGGAACCAGATGTGAAACCAGATGCGGAACCAGATGCGGAACCAGATGCGGAACCAGATGCGGAACCAGATGCGGAACCAGATATATAGAAAATATAGAACATGTACTTAGTACTCGCTATAAGGAACGTTGTTTCCGCCACGATCCACCAAATAATCATACTGGTTAACTGTCATACACGCACACCCACTGCTGTTGGAATATGTGTTGGGGCAGCACTCGGGCTTAAAAGGCGTGGTAGCAAAAAGGTCCAATTCGCCTTCCGGCAAAGGAAGGGGCTGGGGTACACGGTCCATAATTTTTTTCACCGCCGCATCAGCATGCGACGCGGACGAATAAGTCAAAGTGGGAGCGGCCCAAGTGTCGGGGTTGCGAATCGTGCCAGCCGACCCGCTTTTGGCATACTGCGGACCTTCTGCAAAATTATTCGCGGCAAATCCTTCAAGTTTGTATTTTTTTGCCGATTTTTTTACCGATTTAATAATGTCTTTTACGGTACTAAACGCTTCATATGGCGTAACGGTGGTACAAGAGCAAAGCAAGTGGCCAAACATGAGAAAAACGATAAAACTGATTAACAAAACAATTTCAAGGCGAAATTTAAACGGACCGATGGAACGATTCATGGCTGCTATTTATACATGACAAATATTTTATCCTCAACATTAATTTATCTTTTTCACGTTTAGCCGAATGGCGGACGAGCTTTTCTTTCTAACCTTGGATGGATCGAATTCTTCCTCATCGTCCGAATTCATTTGCTTGGACATTTCCCAAAATTCACGCGACCCCAGGCGGAAATTATTGTGGTCGCTCGCCTTGTACCAAAACACCTGGTCCAACAAATTATTCGACTGCGAATTATTCTTAATCACCAAGCACTCGAAATTATCCGTACACTGGTCCATCACTGTGCAAAACGATTCAAACGTCGGAAACATGCCTGCGTAATTGTCGTAGATGCGCTTGCGGTTGCCAATAATGTTGTCGCGCAAAATAAACGCATAGTCAATGTTGGACCGCAGCACCGGGGGAACACCCAGCGGATATTGCATGGTGATAATCAGCATAATATGCCAGTGACGCCCGTTCATAAAAATAAGTCGCATCATTTTTTCTCGTGTCCATTTGCTGTCGTACAAGCAATCATCTAAAATCACAAATGTGCGTGGGTCAATCGACGAACGCTTATCAGCCGTCATTTCGCGCTTAATTTGCTTCATGATGCCGC